CGTACCACCAACAGGAACCGGCGCATTGGTTACTAACTCAACCGTTTGGTTAGCTTCGTTGTTTGCTCCTGCTCTATTGGAAGTATCTGAAGCCATACTAACTGTTACAGTAATTTGTGTAGTTGTTGTGTTACCTATCATAATACCAAGAAGCACTGTTGTTGTACTGCCTGCTACTGTGTAAATAACATCAGCACTAGTTACTCCTGCTTTAGTTATTGTTTTAAACGTATTTGCCATCTATCCTCCTATCCTAATGCTATTGCCAATGCTGTCGGATCTTCTTGTGAAAATCCTTGTGCTGACATCAATGTTACTACTCTAGATAATGCTGCCTTTTTATTCGTACCACCGGCACCATCATCCACTATAATTAAATCAGATGTTGTTAAGTCTGCTCCAATGTCGGAGCCACCATCTATTTCTAATGCTGTTAATGCTACTTTACCTGCTGTTGATATTGTAGCTAATTTTGAATCTGCAATCGCGGCACTTGACTTGATGTCTGCGTTTACAATGTTTGTAATTGTGTTGTTATCTGAATCTATTGATTTGTTTGTTAAAGTATCTGTTGTTGCACGGCCTACTAATGTATCAGTAGCTGCAGGTAGAGTAAGTGTTACGTTACCTGAAAAAGCTGAGTGAGCAGGAGCTTTAATTTCTGCATAGTGTGCGTTTGATGATTCACAGTAAAATCTTACTACAGATTGTGCTCCAGCGTTTTTAACATCAAGAACACCGCCATTAACTGTAAGATCATCCCCAACACTTATATCACCAGTGACTGTTAAAGAGTCTACAAAAGCATCTTTCCATCTAACACCTGTAGATCCTAGGTCTACATCACTATCAGATTGTGGACCAAATATATTGTCACCTAAGTAAACTTGTTCTACGTTTGCTGCATAAAAATGTATTTCATCAGCAGTTTCAAAATCTATTTTTGTTTGATCATCTTCACCTATTTTAATATCTGCAGCTAGTAAAGATGTGATTGTAGTTTGAGCTGCACTAAGAGCCAGGTCAATTGTATTATCAGCATCTTGATATGTAACTGTAATGCCTGTTTCAGTATTACTACTAAACATAGCACCTGTTGTATCTGATATTAATTCAGCTAAAGTTGTACCATTAACTGTTATGGCATCGGCTTCTAACGTGCCATCAATGTCTGCATCACCAGAAATATCTAAAGTTGCCGCATCTAATTCACCTGATGCTGTAAGATTTGTAACGCCTGTTACAGCTCCACCAAAAGCTACGTTATTGCTTCCGTCTTCAAATATTAATTTACTTGCAGGTAGAGTACAGAAAACATCTTTGGTGCCTGAACTAAAATTAACAGCACTATCACTGTTAGAACTAGATATTACAGTAGTTCTTGTTAGATCAGAACTGTCTCCGTCTAAAGTTCCAAGGCCTACTTCAAACTCCGCCTGGTCTTGATGTGCTATACAATAATATACTGTATTAGAGTTACCAATACCTGCAGCAAAAGTTTCAAAACCTGTTACAGCACCAGCAAGAGATACTGCTCCTGTACCTGTGGTTGTAGTTGTTTCTTTTACTCTATCATTAATGACTAATGCCATTTAAATTTTCTCCTATGCTAATCTTAATATAGCGTTACTTGCATCAGCAGTTGGAAACTGAATAGTAAATGTTCCACTTGTAGATGTCTTATCTCCACCAAAATCTAAAACAGCAACTGCTTTATTTGAGTCAGAGCTATTATAAATTAAGGCTCCTCTTGCAGTAATTGTTGCAGATGTAAATGATATGTCAGCAAAATCACAAATTGCAGTAGTACCTGACGTTGTTGGAGTTACACTTGTTAGTGTTCCACCACCAGAACTATATGTTCCAGAATTAGATACTTCATTACTTGTGCTAAATGCTGTTGTTGTTGCATCTAAAGAAGCTGAACTTGTGTAAAGCGCAATTTTAAAAGTATCACCTGAGGTTGCAGTAAAATTATGCGTACCCACAAGTAACTCTTGTTTAAAACTTGTGCAAACAGCTTGAGTTATCGACATTGTTTATCCTCCTTATGGATTCATTGATTTAATGGGGGTTCTTAAAGCCCCGTGCATATATTCATCTCTTCGGTGACGTCCTTGTTGCTCCATAGCTAACTCTTGAACTGCCCTCTGATATGATTGTTCGTATAATTGCAGCATTTCTGCTGGACCCTTTAGATACTTAAAGGCTTCGGCAAGGCATCCATACAACATCGCTGATTGAGCATTTGTACTCAGCCAGGTTTCATTATTTGTACTAGATAACCTTGTTGGTAATCTTGTGATTCCTAATTCGACATTATAAGCAGAATCTGGTGTAGGTGCAACTATTAATGAGTTGTGATCCCACCATGCCCAATATACAGGTGTCGCTGTTGAGGTTCTATCAGGAGCATATTCTGTTATAAAACTTACATCTCTTTGTTCCAATGAAGTTCTAGTTGGTGTTCCTGAAGCAGGAAATATGTGCATAGTTCTAATTGTACCTAATGATTCTAATGTAGGAGAAGATCCTCCTGGTAAACTTAAAAAAGGATTACTAGATGCTAAATTAGCTGATTGATTTGATTTAAATACATCAAGATCTACTTCTCTAAATAATCTATTTTCTACGTGTTCTATAAAATCATTTGTTATTGTTGATGTTAATACATCGGTGCTTACCTCTGTATAATCTAAAATTTGTTGAGTTAGTTCTGTGTATGTTGTCATGATATACTCACTGTTACAGGATTTACTTTCATTCTCATTATAATAGAAGTTTTTGTTTGAGGTTGCATACTATTGTTACTGTCAAAAAAAGTTTTGTTTCCTACCAAAACCTCTACAGGTTCTATTCTATCAGGACTAGCATCTTTCAAAGCTTCACCATCAGCAACGTGTGTAGTAGGTTCTTCTTGAGGATGTTTTGCCTCAAACTCAGATTTGTGAACAAACGATCCATTCCACTCTGTAACCATTTCCTTGTACGGAAACTCCATACCACTTCTGTCAGAAATAGCTTTTGCATATTTTCCTGATGCATATGCCATTACATAACACCCACGTTAGGAACAATTCTAAGGCTTGAACGTGTGCTGTCTTCTTGAGAAGCTCTTGTCCATTCATCCTCGTAAACTTGTTTTAATAATTGAATTCTTTCAGGAGCCTTTTTCATTGCTATGTAATAAGAAAGGCCTGCTACAAGACAAGGTAAAAATCTAAAAGGTACTTCTGCATTACCACTATAACTTCCTGCATCTTGAATTCTTGTTAAGGCATAATATTTAAATGTGTCAGCTGCATTAGGTGTAGGATATAAAAACAATTTTGGAGTTATAGATCTCTCTAAATAATACTGAGTTGAAACAGCAGAGGTTGTTTTTTTAGATATGTGTAAATACTCTGCTCTACTTAATCTTTCTAATTGTTTATCAACAGTAGTGTCATTTGCTGTAAATAATACTGCTGAAAGTATATCTACTAGATCTGTATCTAAATCATAAGAAGTTGTGCCTGCAGTAAGAGTTTTTGTTCTTTGTTCTATAGTCCAAAGATTTAGTCCTCTGTTTGCCCATTCTGCAAACAAAAGATTTAGGGATCTTCTAGAAGTTCTTAAATCATAACCAGAACGAACTGAAAGACCGCATCTTTCAAACGCCTCTGCAATGATCTCTTCTATACTTAGATCAAATGATGTTGTGCCTGAAGTAGCCATGTATCATTAATAAATTTTTTGAAACTCAGCTATAATTGTGTACATGTTACCTGCATCTGCTGTGCCTGGTACAACAAAATTAACATCGCTTTGATTACTGTTACTAGACTTGTCTGCTGGTATTCCACCAAACTCTCTAAAGTCCCAATAACCTGCTCCTGTTAAACCAATGATAGGAATGTCACCATCTGAATCTTCTTCATCTAAACGTGCGTAAGAGTTTCCTCCATCACCACCTTGACAAGAATACCAAACTCTTAGTAGTCCTAAATGTGCTACTGCAGTTCCATCTGCTCTAGCAGCTAATGCTGATACGTCACCAAAAACTGTAGTGCCACCTGATCCATCTGATTGATTAACAATTTTGATAACAACACGATTGTCGTTTTGTTGTAGGATTGTTGGTCCTGTTACTGTGTCGGCCATGTTCCCTCCTTAATTAAGAACTGTGGGGCCGAAGCCCCACGTTATTTTTTAGAATACTGAATACTCTATTTCAAGTGTTCCACGGAAAGCAGTTAAAGCTGCATCACAAGCTGCACCAGCACCTAAGTACAAGTTTTTACTTGCAATAGCTGCAGTAATGTTTGGTGCAAAAACGTGGTAAGTACCAGCAGTGGCATCTAAATCAATATCAACTTCTGTTACTGAATCAGTAGCAGAAATTCTTGGATTAAATGATGCAACACCTGCTCCTACAATTTCAGTTCCTGAAGATATAGCAGTATTAGTAGCTGTACCTGAAGTTGCAGATAATTGTAAGTTAGCTAATGATTGAGCATCACTTGCCGCTGCAGTTGTAATACCAAGCACTACTTTATGAATAAAGAATTTACTTGCTGTTACTAAAGCATCTGGGTGATCTGTGTTTAATGCACCTAGTTCTACTAGAACATCATTATCACCATAAGTAACTGATGCTGCATTTGTTCCAGATAAATCTACTGCGAATGTTTGTATTTTTCTAGTTCCTAGTGAAATAAGTTGTCCTGTTGAGTTTACAGAGAAACCAGTTTCTGTAATTGCTCCTGTATCGCTAGCTTCATTAATTACATTAAATCCACCTTTTGATCTTATTGGACCACTAAATGTTGAGTTTGCCATTTTAAAACCTCCTTGGTTATATAGACCTTACTACGTAGTCTCTATATCGTCTGCATATGCAGTCTACGTAGCTACTATAGTTATATATACAGTTTTGAAAGAAATTTGCAATAAGAATGGGCGTAATTAATACGCCCATTCCAAAGATTTATTATGCTCCTGGTGAGCCGAAAATACCTCTAGGATCAGAGAATCCAAATGAATATCTCTCTCTAGCTTTGTATCTTACGTTACCAGTGTCAAAGTCACCTTCCATAGAAGTTTTAATCGGTGAACGATTAAAGTGCTTTAGACCGTTTGGTGCATCTGTCTTTAAGAAGAATGCGTCAGTATCAGTTAAATAGTGATTAATCACATATCCGCCAGGGATCATACCCATGTTGGCGATAGCGTTAATATCGTTATCTGATGTACCAACTCTTAATTGAGTCTTCATAAGTCTTTCTGCAACAAACTGAAGATTGACCGGAATGATCATCTTAGTTGCTTTGACTGCCACTTTTAGACCACGATTGTCAATAAAGCCTGCAATGTCGATCATTGCTTGCTCTAATGATGTTTCGTTCAAGTCAGCAGATGTTGATAGTTCGTTGGCATAGTTACCACCTGACACTGTTAAGTGTGCAGTTGAACATAATTCAACACCGTCTCCGCCTGTGAAAGAAGAGTTAAATGCTCTGTTAAGAACGTTTGCACCCTTAATTTCTTTAGCGTTAGCCATTGAACGTGCTAGAGCTTTTGTGTATCTAGAGCTGAGACTATCGTAAAGGTTGTCCTCTACTGCTTCCTCAGTGATTGCAAATGCTAAAGCAATTGTTTCGTGTGTGTAGCGACTTGTGTGAGCTTCTGTAGCATCGTCAAATTGTACGCCTGCTCCCTCAGCTTTCACTGGTGCTGTTCCAAAACCAGAAAGCTCTACTTCTTCTTCGAATGCTCTGTCTGAGCTTTCAACGTCGAAAATATTCGCCCACTCGTTTTCGTATCTTGCATATTCCAGACCGAATAATGCATTAAGACCAGGTTCCAACTCTTTGACAAGTTGACTTCTTGATATAGCCATCTATTAGTCCTTCCTATTAGATACCAGCAGTATTAGCATAATGAAGACCTTCGTTAATTCTAACGAGATAGTTTCCATTTGCACTTGCTGTGTCATTGTTGTTTTCAGCCGCACATACGTCTACGATTCTGAACTGTGCTGTAGCAGCAGTAATTGAACTTGAATCTAGCTCTTGCTTTGAACGTCCTGTTGCTGTGCTACCTGCGTGAGTAGATACTAAATCAGCGTTAGAACCTCTATTGGCAGGCCATGAGGCTCCAATATCTGTGCTATCTTCTTGTGCTTCGTAGACCACGTTTGGGTCGTCTATAACAAAGGCTACTGCATCAGTTGCTACTGTGCTAGCAGGCCAGTGTTTTGAGAATGTAGGTTCTCCTGAAGAGTTAGTAAAAAAACATCCATTGAAAACGCCTATTAAGTTAGTAGCTGCCGCTGCTCCAACGGTTACTGTACCGTCAGTGTGCAATTCGACTGCATCGCCTGTAAATATATTTGTATTATATTCACTTGCGATTCCATAACTTGTTTGGCCACCATTAAATGCTGCTCCACCAATCATCTTTGCAGGTCTAAACCCGAAAGGGGCATCTTTATTTGCCATGGTTAAGTCCTCCTATAAAACCAGTTAGGTTTTTATTATTAAGTTATAGTGATAGGAGTTTGATAAAAATTACTTTTTATCTGAACCTCTACCACCACCAAAAGTAACCCTACTTTGTCTATCTGACGTAATAGGCATACTTCGATGCTGCTCTTTGAAAAGATTATTGTCTACAGATTCTTCCTGAGTTCTTGTCTGATTGGCAAAATACTCAGATCTTGATTCAACAATCTCGTCAGGTATACGAGCAAGCAGTAGTCCACCTACACCTATAACTCCTGCGTGCGTGCCATTATCTATAGTTGGAGCGGCAAAGTCTGGATACTCGTCAGCTCGAACTAGCTCAAAACCTTCTCTTAGTCTTGCTGCCATGTTCTTCTTGTCGTCTGTACCTAGAGTCTCTGCTCTAATCCACCTATGTTTAAATCCTGGCGGTGCTTCAGGTGCTTCTAAGCTTGATGGTGGGCGCCAAGGTTGATTTCTCTTTGTTTTTTCACGAGAATTATCAGTGCGTGAGGTCTTCTTGGTTGTATTATTTTCCATTGCTATTACTCCTTCACGTATTTAGCGTATTCTTCCAGAGGTACTCCAAGTCTTTTGGCGATATGGACCTGGCTCGGGGTCAGTCTAACTGTTTTGCGTCCAGATGATTGCGCTGTTGAGCGACCGGCAGATGCTACAGATTGGACGGGTTTTGTAGCTCCTGTATTCTGTACCCCATCAAATTTATGGGGAAACTCTTTTCTCATCCTAGAGTCAATCTCAGCATAATAATCGTCTGAGTTTGGATCAAAGCCTTCTTCAACCACTTTTTTATGGACACCAAAACTAGCATAAGTCATTGCTTCGTCTTGACCAAACCAAGTGTTTTTCTCGGCCCAGGCTTCTGCCTTAGGATCTTTACGTTTAGGAGGAGCATCTACAGGGGCGTCCTGTGGAACTTCCTCCTCTTTAGAAACTTTCCTAGCTTCATTTGTAGCTAAAACCCTTTGATTGTCAATAGCTAAGTTAGATAGCTGCTCTTGAGCTGTAACTTGAGCTTGAACATCGTGAGATTCAATTGCTCTTTGTAAGTCATCTTTAACTTTAGCTGTTTCAATTTCAGTTCTAGCTTTGAACTCATCAATATAACTATTGTCTAAGCTGTTTTTTTCTGCTTTTAGTTTTTTGTTCTCTTCTGCAACACGTTTTGCATATTTAAAAGAAGCTTCTTCTCGTCTTTCAGTTTCACGAAGTTTTCCTGTGAGTTTAGCTATTCTACTTTTAACTTTATCACTGTAATCATCTAGTTCCTCTTCTTTTGCTTGAGGTTCTTGAATCTCTACTTGAGGTTTTTCGTCTTGTTTAACTTCAACATCAACGTTGTCACCTTCTGTAGGAACGTTTACGACGGGTTCTTCGATTGCTGTATTTATTGCTTGTTCAGGCATGGTTCCTCCATGTTATTAATATAAATGCAAGATATCCTCTGGATTCTTGATTGTTGCTAAAATTTCGTCATCATTTAAAATACGTATCTCTCCGCCATCAATTTGAAGACGAGAGCCTGCGTATCTACCAAAGATAACCCAGTCTTTCTCTTTACACCACGGACCTTCCGGGAATCTGTTTGAATCTTTATAAGCATCAGGTCCCACAGATAGAACGAGTCCACATGTAGTAGTCACTGATTGCATCTCAACTGTTTGATCTGATAATATAACTCCACCTTTAGTTTTCCCTGTTCCTTTATAAGGAAGGATAACTATACGCCAACCTGTTGGCTTAGGTAATTTTTCTTTTAAATCTTGAGGATTGTTTGATTGAATTGGTTCACTTGGACCTTTATCAAAGTTTAAAACTCTGTCAGGTATTTTCTTTTCCTTCGTCGACATTTATTCTCCTTTTTTGCAAGAAATCTTGTGTTTCTTGTTCTATAAAATCTAACGAAGCCAATTGTCCGATAAGATTCATATAATTAGTATAGTCTGTTGCACCGCCTGTCAAGATAACTGTGCTTATATCTGATCTCTTATTTCTAATAGTTTTGTTTAAAAATTCTAATAATTCTATTGGATCCATATATTATTTTTTTACTTTTGAAATCATACCTTTGATACCAGGTGCCGCCCTAACCCCCAGACTGACACTGCAGGCAAGGTATAATAAATG